CTATGTGAACGTTATGCTACTCGTGGCAATGTTCGTGGATATACCTATAATGATGAGATGCGGTCACAGGCAATACTGCAACTTACTCAAATTGGTTTGCAATTCAATGAAGCAAAAAGTAATAATCCATTTGCCTACTTTACAGCGGCAGTGACCAACAGTTTTGTTAGAATTATCAACATTGAAAAACGCAATCAAAACATACGAGACGACATGCTGGAAATGAACGGCATGAATCCTAGCTATAGTAGGACCGGTGCTGGAGAACATGCGGCAGGGTTAAAGAGGCATAACGGGGAAATTGAATGAGTTTATTCAAAAAAGTAGCATGTTTCACTGATATTCATTTTGGTCTTAAAAGTAATTCATCAACACATAATCAAGATTGTGAAGATTTTGTAGACTGGTATATTGCCAAGGCTAAGGAGGAAGGATGTGATGTTGGAATTTTTATGGGCGACTGGCATCACAATCGAAACAGTCTCAATATCACTACTATGGACTACAGCCTAAGGGCCTTGGAAAAACTAGGTCAGGCGTTTGATCAATTTTATTTTTTTCCTGGCAATCACGATTTATATTATAAAGACAAGCGCGACATCCACTCAGTTGAGTTTGGAAAGTATATACCTGGAATCACCGTTGTACATGAACCCACTACCATTGGCGATGTTACTTTATGTCCTTGGCTTGTGGGTGAGGAATGGAAACACATAGGCAAGAAAGGTGGCAAGTATATATTTGGGCATTTTGAATTGCCTAGCTTTTTTATGAACGCAATGGTACAAATGCCCGATCACGGTGAAATTAATTTAGATACTTTTAAAAATTATGAACTAGGATTTAGTGGACACTTTCATAAACGCCAACAAAAAGGCAATATGATTTATATTGGCAATGCATTTCCGCACAACTATGCAGATGCGTGGGACGATGAACGTGGAATGATGGTTTTAGAATGGGGTGGTCAGCCAAAATACCACACTTGGGGTTTACAACCAACCTTTAGAACTGTTAAACTAAGTCAGTTAATCGACGAAGCCGCAACTATTATTAAACCCAAGCAACATTTACGGGTTGCTTTGGACATTGACATTAGTTATGAAGAAGCAAGTTTTATTAAAGAGAAGTTCTTGGGTGATTACAACATTAGAGAATTAACTTTAATTGCAGAGAAGAAAGAAGTTGAAATTAATACTGACATTGACATTCAATCATTTGAAAGCGTGGATCAAATTGTTAGTAATCAACTTGTTAGCATTGAAAGTGATAAGTTTAGCGCAAAGACGCTACTGGAAATTTATAACAGTCTATGAGTATAAAAATTAAAGACCTAACGGTCAAAAACTTTATGAGTGTGGGTAATCAAACCCAAGCTGTGGATTTTGGCAAGCAACAACTGACATTGGTATTGGGTGAGAACTTGGATCAGGGTGGGGATGATAATGGCAGTCGTAACGGCACTGGTAAAACTACCATTGTGAACGCACTGAGTTATGCATTATACGGTGTTGCACTGACCAACATTAAAAAAGACAACCTAATTAACAAAATCAACGGCAAAGGCATGTTGGTCATGCTGAGTTTTGACAAGGATGGTGTTAGTTACAGGATTGAGCGTGGTCGCAGACCGAATCTTCTCAAGTTTTACGTCAATGATGTGGAACAAGACACAGAAGAAAGTGATGACGCACAAGGCGACATGCGTGAAACGCAAAAAGATGTGGATGAACTGTTGGGCATGAGTCACGACATGTTCAAACACATTGTTGCGTTGAATACCTACACAGAACCATTCTTAAGTATGCGGGCCAATGACCAACGTGCAATTATTGAGCAGTTGTTGGGCATTACATTGCTTAGTGAAAAGTCTGAAGCATTAAAAGAACTGATTCGCATCTCAAAAGATGAAATACAACAAGAAAGCGCCAACATTGAGGCCGCAAAAAAGTCTAACGAAAAGATTCAACAAAGTGTAGACAGTTTAACCACTAGGCAAACTGCTTGGTACACGCAACAGGCCACAGATTTAGAAAAAATTGGCAAGGCCATTAATGAACTGCACAGTGTAGACATTACAAAAGAACTGGAACAACACACCAAGCTCAAAGCATATGATGAGCATAGTGCAAAAATTAAAAGTTTAAACAAAGAAAAGGCCACTTTAGAAAGTGCAATTATTCAAGCTGAAAGAACTGTAAAGAAATATACCACAGAACTCACAGCATTAGATAATAAAGCATGTCATGCTTGTGAACAACAACTTCATGACCACAAGCATGAAGAGATGACTGCTCTTGCTAATAAAAATTTAAAAGAAGCAACAACTTATTTTAACAAGGTCACAGCAGACCTAGCAAAAATCAACAAAGAGTTGACTGCAATTGGTGACATTAATGGCAGGCCAAAAACATATTACGATACTTTAGAAGAAGCACTAAAACATCAAAACAATTTAACTACTTTAGAAAGTCAGTTGGTAAAACGTGCTGAAGAAATTGATCCTTATCAAGAGCAAATTGACGAGCTACGCAATACTGCAATGCAGGAAATTACTTGGGATCATGTAAACGAGTTGACCAACTTAAAAGAACATCAAGAGTTCTTGCTCAAGTTGCTCACAAGTAAGGACAGCTTTATACGGAAAAAGATTATTGATCAGAATTTAGCTTATCTCAATAACAGATTGACCTACTATCTCGACAAGATGGGACTACCGCATACAGTTGTGTTCCAAAACGACTTAACTGTGGAAATCACGCAACTTGGGCAGGATCTAGACTTTGATAACTTGAGTCGTGGTGAACGTAATAGACTTATACTTGGCTTGTCATGGAGTTTCCGTGACGTATGGGAAAGTTTATATCAAAGTATCAACTTGTTGTTTGTTGATGAACTTATTGACAACGGATTAGACGCAAGTGGTGTTGAAGGTGCGTTGGCTGTACTTAAAAAGATGGCACGTGAACGCAATAAAAACATTTATTTGATCAGTCACAAGGATGAATTGATCGGTCGTGTTAATAATGTTCTAAAAGTTATTAAAGAAAATGGATTTACATCATATGCAAACGATGTGGAGTATGTAGATTAACATGGAACAAGATGAAGTATTGCACGCCGAGCTCATGCAGGCGTTTAGCAAATATTTTAAAGCCAATCAACGATGGATCAATACAGGTACACGTATTGCTGGTCGGGAAGTTCGCTATTGGCTCAGTGAAATTAGAAGATTATGTACCTTACGAAGAGAACATGTAAGAGCATGGCGCAAAGAATTAGACGAAATTAAAAAGCAAAAGAAAGAAATCCAAAAGGCACAGGCAACAGGCACAGATACAACTAACTAGTTGATGACATGGTATTATCAAGATACAATTATAGAAGAACTACCGGAAGACTGCGTGGGATTCGTATACTTGATAACAAATGTCATCTCTGGTAGAAAATACATAGGCAAAAAATTAGCCAAATTCTCTAAAACATCATACAAAGTAGTAAAACTCAAAAACGGCGCTAAGAAAAAGAAGAAGATTCGCAGTAAAATTGACAGTGACTGGCGTGAATATTACGGCAGTAACTTGGAATTGAATGTGGATGTTCTAAAATTAGGCAAAGAAAATTTCAAAAGAGAAGTATTATACTACTGTAAAAGCAAATCTGAATGTAGTTACATTGAGGCCAGAGAACAATTCACCCACAAAGTATTAGAATCTAAAGACTATTATAACGGACAGATCAGCGTTCGTGTACATGGCTCACACATTTTAAAATCATAGGCTCCACAAGCGGTACAACGCAAGCGTCGGCTAAATTCGGACGCCCTAGACCTGGATCTCGGATCGCAGGGATGGAAACCTCTTGCCGCTAAGAGTACTCAATCACTATCCTTAACAGGACGAAGATGGGATATGCCTTCATAAACCCGTTTGATTGTTTGAAAATATTTAAAAGGCTAAAAGATAGGGCAATGAGATAAAGCAACCCTAGGGTTATTGTACGTGACAATAGATGTATAATAACTACCGTCATAAAGAAGACGTGGCTCGAGGTACCGGATGACCGCCTCTGTAATGCTATATTATTGTAATGGTGAGGCAACTCGCATAATGTTTCTTCTCCCGGCAACGGGAGAAGTATGGATCCACAATCTGCATAATATTTAAACTGCTTCGCAGTTAATAATTAAATACTTTTAGAAAAGAAAGAAATGTGTTTAAGTGAAGCGTAAGCTGAACGCAAACACATGTGAGCGTGAGCTCACATCAAAACAATAAATACCATATGAAAGTTCATGACATTATATCAGAAGCAAATCCAATTTCAGCATTGAAGACTGGCATTGCTGCCTATAAATCAGCAAGGGCAGGTGCACCAGCAGTGGTTCAAGCTGCCACTACAGCGGTAAAAAAAGCAACATCTACCAGCATCAAATCATTAGATGATATTATAAAGATGGCTCCTGAAAAATTGGCCAAAGTACCCAAAGATGCATTAGAGCCATGGGGCAAAGCTGCCGCAGATGCAAAGAATTATAAGGCAATGGACAAAATTGCCAATGTATTAGGCAAAGACACAAGAACAGTATATCAAAAGATTGCTCCAAATCTTATTGGTGGGAAATCCATAGCCCCAGAAGTATTGGCAGCTCAAGCTCTTAAAAATTCATCACTTGCTGGAAAATCAGCAGACGTGGTAAAATTGGCCGCTACTCTAGAACTAACTCAAGAAACTGTAAAGTACTGGGGTCGTTCTAGCGATTTAGATAAAAAATTAGCGGCTGGTGAAATAACTCAAGAAGAATATAATAGTCAACTACAACAATTACGTGGT